GTTGTTCTTGCGACCGATTACGACATTAAAACGCATGCTTATAAGAAAGTTAAGAAAGTAATTCATGATAAGAGGCGATAGTAAAGACTACGAACTATTAGATAAATGGACGAAAGACTTTGATTGCGATGGTTGGAAAACTGTTGAGATTGGAGTGAGAGAAGGACTCGGTTCGAAGATCATCATGGAGAATTGTAAGAACTCCTTCATGCATATTGGTATCGATCCCTATAATAATTTAAAATACCAACACTATGATAATGGCCCGGCTTATACGGCGGACTATACCAATGCCATGCGGGACCAACTGTTAAAAGATTTTGAACCTTATAAAGGAAAATTTCATCTAGCCAACATCACCGACTGTGAATTCATGGAATCCAGAGCCAGTGAATCGACATATTCATTTGTTCATTTCGATGGACCTCACACGAGTCGGGATGTCTTAACGCAGGCTATTTGGTTTGCGAATCGAAGCGCCCCTCATACACGCTTTGTTTTCGATGACTATCCACTCTATAAAATGAAACTCATTGGAGCGGCACTAACTTTGTATGGATTTAAAACATTAGAAAAAGGAGAAAATAAGATATGTCTAGAAAAGAAAACGAACTAGATTCATTTAGTGAGTATCCCACTTACATTAAACATTGGGAAGAAGCACGCCCCTGGGGCTGGGAAATAAGAATCCTAACCGAGACGGGATTACATACGATTCATTGTAAATGGAAAGACTATAAACGTCCCCACCAACTGAAGGAGGAACGATGTCCTCACAATTAGACGATGACGATAAGGCGGAGAAGACTTATGGGTTTTTCTTTGCTGACGCTATGCATCTGTTGGAGGATCATGATATGCCGGTCGAACTCGTTGCGGGTACGATGATGGCTATTGCTCAAAGACTCTATAAGACTCATTTAAATGAGGATGAATATGAAGCCATGATGGATAAAGTACGAAATGCTAATATTGAACCTTATAAGAAGGAAAAAGTGAGGGTTCATTGACCGATTGGAAAGCTAAAATTAAAAGGAAAGAATATGAAAGTCTGGGAGAATGTATTGCCTCGGACCAGGTTCCGGCGTCTCTTGTCGCTGAATACTTTACCGATGAAAAATTTAAAAAATGGTATAAGAAGAAATATGCCTGGAAAGAAGAGTTTGACCAACACGGTTGGAGTGCCGATGTAGAATTGGATTTAGGACGATGAGTTTAACGAGACATTTTAAATACGACTATGTCCAGGGCACAGCAACCACGGACCGTGGATCACGGATCTATGAAGTTCAGGGATTCAAAATGCCCAGCGTCACAACAATACTTGCACAGACTAAAGATGATGAGTATATACGCCAATGGAGAAATAAAATTGGAAATGAAGAAGCGGACAGAATATTCAACCTATCTAGTAAACGGGGCACTGCCATGCATAAGTTCTTGGAGAAATACATCCAAGGTACGGGTTACGACGATCTTACGGAAATTGGTGTCCAAGCCAAACCGATGGCTCAAAAGATTATTGAAGTAGGTTTAACTCCTGTTAGCGTATACTATGGATCAGAAGTTACGCTGCATTATCCCGGCCTTTACGCAGGCACAACAGATTTAACTTGTTTACACAATGGCAAAGAAACTGTGGTAGATTTCAAACAAGCCAATAAACCTAAGAAGCAAGAATGGATTGATGACTATTTCCTACAAACATCAGCATATGCTATGGCTCATGACTATGTTTATGGCTCTAACATTGAACAATGTGTAATAATGGTATGTACTCCTGACCTATATTACCAAGAATTCAAGATTGACGGGCTTCAATTAAGGTCATGGAAGCATAAGTTTTTAAAAAGATTAGATATGTACTACGAAAAGAAAAGAGACTACAAAGAAGAAAGACAAATAGATACTAACGAACTACTGAAAGAGTTTGAGAAGGAGGCAAATGCAAGAACGAATATACAAAGCACTAATAAGTAAGTACTCAGCCCAAATGGAAGAGGCTCTACTGAAAATAGATATGCTTATGTCCGGCAATAATCAGCCCATCATTGTAAATCATACTGATATCCTAGGCGAGATAGATAAATTATTGGCTATTGTTGCGGATGCTGACGAGAAGATGGCCAAATTAAGGCGCTTTTATGGCACTCATTAGGCAGCCATTTTACATATAGTGTTTCTGGCTACAAATCTAGTTGGAAAAATAAAATTACGTTTGTAAACTGTATTTCTGTCATTTTGAGCTACTATCATTGGTACACAACACTTCTAGCTGACGGTTTACGATTTTGTAAACTGTCAAAGATGTCAGTACCTTCAAAAAAGCTAGCAATGACGTAGGGCAATGGGGTCTACGGGCGACATTTTACTTTTTAAATGTAAATTTGTGGTATAAATCCCTATATGCGAAGAAAAAAATCTAAATATAAACATGTCTCTATTGCGAAGAAGAAGTACTACTTCTACAAAATTAACTGGATTGATATCACGTCTGATGGTGGTCATGCGACGGCTGAAGAGTTTGATAATTTCGAAGCTTCGAAAATGGTAAGCTATGGATATGTTTACAAAAAGACAAAGAAATTCTTATACACTTTCGCCAGCTATGATGAGAAAGATGCAGTCTTTTCAGATAGGAATATATTTCCTATTGGGTGTATTATTAAAATGGAGAAGTTAGATGTTTGATCCGAATAAAATTGTTATTCTTGGGTGGACGTTGGTGTTTTTGGCTCTGGGGTTTTCTTTTCTTTTGAATGTGTATTAGATGTGGCCTCAATCTGAGTGGATGCAACTATTTCTGGTGGTGTTTGTTTTTTCCCTTTTTTATTGGGTAATGATTTCAGCTCCGCTTTTATCTCTTCGATAGGTTTGGCGTCCAGTATAGGACTATACTCCTCTATAATATCCTTCATTCTTTTCTCTAGTTCTTGTTCAGTCATATCTTCTAGTTTGCCGGTCTTGATTATCTTCTGTTCAATATATAATCCTGCGGCCTTACCTCTAGCTACTTCAGCATTCACAGCTGATGAAAAGCTCCCCTTCTTTAGGGCTGCCTCTCTGAGTCTTGCCAATTCTTTGATGTGTCTTTCAAAGTCTATTGCGTATTTGTTTTGTACCTCTTCTCGCAGCTCTCCAATGTATTGGACTACTAAGGGATATACTTTGGGATTCCTTAATTCACTGGCTCTGACTCGGGCCGACTCTTCAGCATAGCCTGACTCCTTAGCACATTCGTATGGTGTCATTCTGCCTTCATTGTATACATACAATTCAGCAAAGCGCTTTTGCATATCGGTTAATCTCTTTGGTACTCCCATACTTGACTATTACAGTAAGTTAGAGTACAAGTCAATTATGAATAAAGATGATAAAGAAGCATTCGCACAGAAGATAGCCCAGATGGAAGATTCAGGAACATCTTCTATAGAGATGTTAAGAGAGATGNTCCACAAAGAGAAAGCTTTGCGTAAAGAAGCTGAAGATTCTTTGGCTTATGCTTTGAGTGATGATGCTCGACAGAAAGAAGCCGATGCGTTGATGATGAACAAGTTGGAACGCATTAATGAATTAGAAAATATTAATGACTCACATAAAGAATTTAATGGAAAATTACAACTTCGCTTGACAGAGGTAGAAGAAGATAATAAGAAGCTAGCACAACAAGTTGAAGATCTTTCCAATATAGTTCAGAAACTTAGAAGCGATGGTGTTCTCTAATGCTTAAAGCTCAAGAGTTAGAGAAAATTGTCAGAATGTTTAATGATAAGAGTCTTGTAGGCAAGGAGTCTAGAGTCTCTGTCGAATTACCGAATGGTGAAATGTACGACATCAAAGAAATATTTTTAGCACAGAATAAGATCATAGGATCTCGTGAAACTCATCGTTTAGTTATTAGAATTACGAAAGAAATTGCACCACCCGGGGAGGTTATAGCCAAGCTATAATTACTCCGAATATGAAATGGCACCTGAGAGAAAATTATACCAGGATCTCAAACGCAATACTCCCGGAATATTGTGGAACAGGATTGAAAACCTTGCTGGTATCGGTGTACCTGATCTGTTGGGGTACAATACTTCTGGTCACTTTTTCACTGTTGAATTAAAAGTTACGAAAAGTAATTCTGTTCGTTTCTCACCACACCAAATAGCCTTCCATAAGACACATCCACAAAATACATTTATCTTAGCCAGGCACCTTGGTCAACGGTGCCTGAAACTTGTTCCAGGGTCCATGCTTGATGATCTATTGAGGGAAGGTTTTGCTTGCTCGTCCATTGCTCGTGCATCGTGGCCCACGGTGCTTGCTCGTCTGTCTGCTTGCTAGTTTATTTTGCTTGTTGCTTGTTGGTTCGGGGTTTGTGAACCGGGAACTGTTGGTAGCGTGCAGGTCTTCAGGCTTAGTGTTTCCTGTATTGAATTTCTTTGACATCTTTNNTCCAGCATGCTCTGCAGTCCATGCACTTGCCGCCCTGATCAGGGGCCGGGCATACGTGTCCAGCTCGGGGCTTCGTTACGACTGTGGACCAGTGCGTCCAGGCCTGACCGGGCACGGTATCATTCTTTGCATTGCTTAATCTAATAACTAAATTGGGCGGAATTGTGGATCCCGGAAGAGGCAAGTACTTGCGCTC